CGCTGCGCTCTCCAAGCGGCTCATGGAGGTGATGGCGGAGCTGGACGCGCTGCCGTGCGACGCCAGGGCGGCGGCCAATCCCGTAGTGCAGAGGCGCAAGCGGGCGGCCCGGAAGGAATCGCCCGGTGCCGGCTAGGACGGGATGCCAGGAGCCCACGTTCACGACGGTGGGCGACATTTCGATATCCGACGGCCCCGACGCCGTCGAGATGTTCGAGGGGATGGGGGCCTGGTTCTCGCCCGCGCAGGCATGGGAGCTCGCCGTCTACCTCGCCAGGGGGAGAAACGGCGGGTTCGCTTCCCGCACCATCGCGCTGTCCAAGCCGCGCCAGAACGGCAAGAGCCACGCGGCGCGGTACTACGCCGTGTGGATGGCGGCGGTGGAGGGGAAGAAGGTGCTGTTCACGGCCCATCACGGGAAGACCACGCGGGCCATGTTCAAGGCCATCTGCGGAATCGTCTCCCACCCCGACCTCGCGCAGCTGCTCCTTCCGGGCGCCCGCGGCATCTACAAGGCGGGCGGCAGCGAGGGGATCTACTTCGCCGACTGGGCGGACGAGGACGGGGCCCTCGTCAGGGGCGGGTGCATCGAGTTCGCCACCCGCACGAACTCCGGCGGCCGCGGCGGAACCTACGACATCATCATAGTGGACGAGGCGCAGGAGCTCACCGACGAGCAGTACGAGGCGCTCAAGCCTTCCACCATAGCCTCCGACAGCGCCGACCCCCAGATGATCTACCTGGGCACGCCCCCGAACGAGAAGTGCCCCGGAACCGTGTTCCGCGACCTGCACGCCCGCGCCCACGCCGGCGAGGGCGGCGGCGCGTGGTGGATCGAGTGGGCGGCCGGCGAAGTGGGGGACCCGAAGGACAGGGAGCGGTGGTTCCGGTGCATCCCGATGCTCGGCATCCGCATATCCGAGGACGTCGTGGCCGACGCGGCCGACACCATGAGGCCGGACGGCTTTGCCCGGGAGTTCCTGGGCTGGTGGAGCAAGCGCGCCGCCCTGCCGCCGGCCATTGGGCGCGGGATGTGGGACGCGCTGGCCACGGCCGATTCGGCCCCTTCCTCCGGCCGGGCGTTCTACGCGGTCAGGTTCGCGCCGGACGGCTCCCGTGCCTCGCTGGCCGTCTGCGTGAAGGCGGATGGCGCGGACCCGTTCGTCCAGGTGGTGGCCGACAGGCCCACCGCCGCCGGCACGAGGTGGCTCAGGCGGGCCGTCATGGACCGCATGGACCGCGCCGAATCGGTGCTGATAGACGGGAAAGGGCGCTGCGATTCGCTGAGGAGCCAGCTTTTGGCCGACGGCGCGCCCGAGCGGAAGGTGAAGATCGCCAAGACGATGGACGCCGTTGACGCCGCGGCGGGGCTCGATGACGCCGTGCGCTCGAAGGCGCTGAGGCACGCCGGCCAGCCCGGCCTGTCGGACTGCGCCGCCGAGTGCCCGAAGAGAACGATAGGAAAGGACGGCTGGGGCTTCGGCCCCGGGCCGACGTGCCGGCCGGAGCCACTGGAGGCGGTTGCGCTCGCGCTGCTCGCAAGCTCCAGGGCCAAGAGCAAAGGGAAGGGCCTCATAGGATGATCTACCATTCGCTGCCCAACATCGAAACCGCGCAGAACCTTGACGAAGCCGCGAAATCGCAGCTGGAGGCTCTGTTGCGCACCCACGGTTCGGTCGAGTCGCGCAACAGCAGGCTCGCCGAGTACTACGAGGGCGATGCCCGCCCCGCACCCCTCGGCATATGCGCGATTCCGGACGAAGTCAAGCCCGATGCGCGCAACGCCTGGGCCCGCAAGGCCGTGACGGCCGTTTCCGAAAGGTGCCGGCTCGAGGGGTTCACGTTCAAAGATGACTACCGGGACGACGGCTTGGCCGAAACCCTCCGGGCGAACCGATTCGTGAGCGCGTTCAACCGCCATGTGCCCAGCATCCTCACCGCCGGGTGCATGTTCGCCACGGTGGGCAACAACCGCGGCCCCATAATCCGCCTCCATACCGCGCGCACGGCGGCGGGGGACTGGGACGACGGCGCGCAGGCGCTGCGGGGAGGCTACGTCATCGCTGCCACGGCCCGCACGGACTATTCGCCGACGGATCCGGTTCCGGTGACGGTCAACCTGCACCTGCCCGACCGGACGGTGGTGCTGCGCCGGACCGGCGCGGCGCGCTGGGTGGCCGACAGCAGGCCCCACAAGATGGGCCGCCCCATGATGGAACCCCTCGCGTTCCGGGCAACGGGCGACAAGCCCTTCGGCGAGTCCCGGATATCCAAGGAAGTCATGTGGCTGTCAGACGAGGCGAACCGCATCATGGAGGACATGGCGGTTGCCGCGGAACTGTTCGCCGCGCCGCAGAAGTTCCTCCTGGGGCTGACCACCGAGCAGTTCGAGGCCATGCGGAAGAACAAGCTGCCGGCCTACGTGGGATCCATGCTGCTGGCCACCGTGAACGAGAACAACGACGTGCCCCAGTTCGGCCAGCTGCCCGGGGCGTCGCCCCAGCCCTACGTCGAAGTGCTGGCGCTTCTGGCCAAGATGTACTCGGCATCGACGGGCGTGCCCCTCTCTTCCCTCGGCGTCGTGACCGACAACCCCTCCAGCGCCCAGGCCATCGAGGCGGCGAGGGAGGACATAATCACCGCCGCGGAAGATCTCCGGGACGGGTGCCTCGACTCCCTGCGGCAGATCGCCCTCATGGCCATGGCCGTGGGCGAGGGCGTGGCCATGGGCGCGCTGAGCGACGAGCAGATGACCGTCGCTGCCCAGTTCGCGAACCCGGCGAAGCCCTCTGCGTCCGCGCAGGCCGACGCCAGCGTGAAGCTGGCGGGCGCAGCGCCCGGCTTCTCGTTCACGGACGAGTTCTGGCAGATGAACAAGTTCACGCCCGAGCAGGCCGATTCAATCAAGGCGCAGCTGCGCGAATGGCAAGACGCCCAGACGGCGGAGCGCCTGTCCCAGATAGTGAAGCTGTCATCCGGCGGCACGGACACCGCCGCGCGCGATGCGGGTTAGCGCCCAGCGCCTGGACGAATGGCGCGAAGAGGTGCGGCTGGCCGCCGAAGACGCCGAGCTCGCCGCCAGGGCGGGAGTGTCCACTTGGCTGTCCTCGCATCCGGGATGCACGGCCGAAGAGGCCCGGGACGCAGCGATTGACTCCGTTTCGCGCGTTTCTTCGACCTACGGGCGCATATCGTCCGCCACGTCGGGCCGCTTCTACGACGAGTTGGCGCGCGAGCAGGGCTCGCCCGCGCGGTTCAAGGCGATGGACACCACCGACGTATCGTTCACGGAGGCCCGCGCGCGTTACCTGGCGGGCGGCCTGAAGAACGGGAACAGTGCGGAGTTCGCCGACGGCATGGCGAAGGTTGCCGGCCAGCAGGTCCGCCGCAACGCCGTGGCATCCATGGTGGAGAACTGCCGCAGGGCGGGCGCGAGGTGGGCGAGGGTTCCAACTGGGAAGGAAACGTGCTCGTGGTGCTTCATGCTCGCATCGCGGGGCTTCGTCTACCGCAGCGCCCAGGCGGCGGCCGCAGGATGGCACAGGGGCTGCGACTGCTCCATAGTGCCCGACTTCGACGGCGGCACGACGGTGGAGGGGTACGATCCCGACGGCATGCGCTCGAGGTGGAACATGTGCGCGGATTCCGTGCAGCTCGATCCGGATTCCGGCGACGATGACGTCCTCGGGGCGATCATGCGCGAGTGCGACACCCGCGACCCGCGCTGGCTATGGAGCGGCGAGCTTCCGAAAGTCGAGTACGACCCGGAATGGGTGGATTGGGAAAGAGAGACTGCCGATGCCCTCGCCGCGAACGGGTTTGCCGTCGAACCGATTCGGCGATCTTTGGCCGAGCGCAGGCCGGATTTCAGGTTGAACGGCATCGAATGGGAGATGAAAAACCCCAAGAACGCGGGGTACCTTCCTATTTGGAATCAGTTCAAGAAATCAGTTTTCGGCAAGGCGCACCGAGTCAGGAACCCCCAATCCGACAGGCTTGTGATAAGCAACGTGAGAAGCGGGGAAGATTTGGATGTCATGGCGAGTCACGTTCGCGAAGTTGCGAACGACGAGAAAGACACTTTCCCGGAAATCAAAGAAGTTCTTCTAGTGTCAAAAGACGGCATCCGAAGGCTGAAAAGATAACAGCCGGTGGGATACCCCCCGTCACAGCGAGGCGCCCATCGGCTGTATCGCGATTGTACCACGGAATCAAGCCTCCGGAAAGGGGGCTTTTTTCATGCCCGGACACGGGCGGAATTGCGTCCGCATGGGCGCGGAAACTCAGGAAGCGCCCCGGAACGGGGCGGAAAGGAGGCTCCTGATGGCAGGAGAGGAAGCAACGGCCCAGGAGGCGCAGCCGCTGGACACGGAGCAGGCAGAGCAACCCGAACAGGCCGCCGCCGGCGGTTCCGCCGAAGCGGAACCTGGGCAGGGCCAGGCGGAGGGGCACGGCGAGGAAACCGATTGGAAGGCCCGCGCGCGGCAGTGGGAGTCCCGGGCCAAGGCCAGCAGGGCGAAGGCGGAAGGACTGGAGAAGCAGCTGGCGAAGGAGCGCGCGGTGTCGCGTATCGCGGCCGAGAAGTCCGTTGACGCGGGCCTTCTGGCGCGTATGGCCGGGGACACCGATGAGGAAATCTCCGCCAACGCCGACGCGCTGCTGGCCTTCGCCCGTTCGGGGCAGTACCCGGAGGTGCCCGACAGCGGTGCCGGAGCGCCGCCCGCCGTCACGCGGGAGCAGATCATGGCCGAGAGGAACCCCGTCAAGCGCGCGGAGCTCATGGCCCGGAACAAGAACCTGTTCATCTAAGAAGAAAGGAAAGAAATGCCAGCAATCACCAACACGACCACCATCGAGGACCTCGCAGCCGGCCTCGACATCGAGATGGTCACCAATTTCCAGCAGGAGTACGACCGCCTGGCTGAAATCCTCGGAATCGTGACGCCGGAAATCGTGGCGGCGGGCACCGCCCTGTACCAGTTCAAGGTGGAGGGCAAGCTGTCCGAGGCCGAAGTGAACGAAGGGGAGGAGACGCCCCTTTCCAAGTACAAGACGAAGAAGGTGCCGGTGGGCGAAGTCGAGTTCCGCCCCTACCGCAAGCTGACCACCGCCCAGGCGATCCTCAAGTCCGGCTACGGCCCCGCGGTGATCAAGACCGATGCGCAGATGATCAAGGACGTGCGAGCAGGAATCATCGCGAAGTTCTTCGCGTTCCTGGCGAAGGGAACCGGCTCGGCGTCGGGCGGCACGCTGCAGGCGGCCATCGCCTATGCGGACGCCGCCCTCGACAACGCGCTCGAGGACAAGGGCGACAAGGCGGAAACCATCATCCACTTCGTCAACCGAATGGACATCGCGGATTATCTTGCGGACACCCCCGTCACCACCCAGACGATGTTCGGCATGACCTACATCGCGAACTTCCTCGGCATGGAGCACTGCTTCGTCACCAACAAGGTTCCTGCAGGCAAGCTGTACGTGACACCGGCAGAGAACCTCCACATGTACGGCATCGACTTCGGGGCGCTGGCCTCGGCGGAAATCGCCTACACCACATTGGAGGGCTCGCTCATCGGCGTGCACCACGAGCCGAACTACGTCCGCAATTCCTCCGAAACCTACGTGGCCACGGGCGCAACGCTGATAGCCGAGATCCTCGATTACATCGTCGTCGCGACCATCGGTTCCGACGGCGGCGCGGGCGCGGAGTAGCCATGAGCGCCGACGACGCGCCCCTTTACGCCACTGCCGATGACCTGTTCGCCCGCTGGCCCGAGATGGCGCAGGCGGTGGACGAGGAATCGGTGGAAGCCGTACTCGCCGATGCGAGCGCGATGATCGAGTCGATGCGCCCCTTCGGCGGCGAGCCGGACGGGGGATGGTCGGTCAGGCAGCTCTCCATCATGCGGGCCGTGTGCTGCGAAGCCGCCCGCGCCGCGCTCGGGGCCAGGGCGGAGGCGTTCGGGGCGTCCCAGATGACCATGTCCGCCGGCCCCTACAGCCAGACGATGGCCTACAGCGCCGCCTCGGGCGCGCTGTACCTGACTAAGTCCCAGAAGGCGCGGCTCGGCATCGGCCGGCCCGCCGTCGGGTTCGCCTCCCCGTGGGGCCTGGCATGCTAGCCGGCGTAGCGGTGGAGGTCAGGCGGTTCGACGGCGCGGCCTGGGCTTCCGAATCCGTTGCCAACGTGCTGCCGGGCCTCCCCTCGACGGAAGGGGGCAGCGGCGGCGGGGCCTCTTCGTTCGTGGAGTTCCATTTCCCCAAAGGATACGACGTCCCGCTCTGCGGGGCGTGGATTTCATGGGAGGGCAGGGACTACCAGGTGATGGGCGACCCCCAGCCGCTGCTGACGGCGCTGGTGCCGGGATCGTGGAACCGACCCGTCAAGGCCGCTGCCCGCCGGTACGAGGTGCCCGTGACGCTGTTGGCGATGGCCGCGTCGCAGGATGAATCCGGAAGGGTCACGTGCTCCCCTTCGCCCGCCTGGGCCGGCATGTGCCGCGTGCGCGAGGCCGCAGAGGACGAAGAGTGGGTGGCCGGGGCGGCCCCGCTGAAGGGGGCGCTCTCGCTTTCCGCGATGCCGGATGCGTTCTTTTCGGCCGGCAACCCGATGCCCGACGCCGCGCTCGTCGGCGGCAGGCAGATGGACGTGACCTCCGTGGCCGCTACGGGCGGCGCGGGGTCGGAGGTGCGAATCGAATGCGTTGAGAGGAGCGCCGATGAGTGACCCCGTGGTTACGGCGGAATCGTTCGCCCCCGCCGTCGAAAAGATTTTCAGCGAGTTCGAATCGTCCGTGATCTCCGGGCTGGAAGGCGCGGCCCGCGCTGCCGGCAAGGCCGGAGCGGCGAGCGCCCGGGCCGGAAGCCCCAGGGACACCGGGGGCTACGCGTCCGGCTGGAGCTGGGAGCTCGAGCCCGGCCTCGACGGCGCGGGCGTGTACGTGCGGGTGTTCAACCGCAAGAAGCCCTCCCTCACCCATCTGCTGGAGCTCGGGCACGAAATCTGGGTGGGCGGGCATGACACGGGGCGGCGGGCGCCCGGAACGCCCCACATCGCCCCCGCCGCCGACGCCGCTTCCGCCGCTTTCGAGGGGGCGATCCGCCTATGACCGATCCGAACAGCCCGTCTTTCGTCATGTCCGTGCTGCGGGAGACGGGCCTTCCTGCCGCCTACAGGCAGTGGGCCCCCGCGAAACCGCCCCCGCTGCCCTACGTCCTTTTCTTCAGGGCCGCTCGGCAGGACGTCTGCGCCGACAACCGCAACTACCTGAAAAAGGCCCACTGGTGCGCGGAGCTGTACAGCGATTCGGCGGATTTCGAATCGATGGCGGCCGTGGAGGCCGCGCTGGAGGCCCATGGGATCGCCTACTCGGCGTCCGAGGGCGGCGGCGAGGCCGTGAGCGCCCCGCTCACCGCCATCTATTACTTCGATACGTTAGGAGCAAGATAAATGACCGAAACCAACCCTGTTTCCGCAACTCAGGACAAAGTCATCTTTGGACTCGAGAACGTGACCATCTTCCCCAAGGAGGGCGATCTCTCGTGGGGGAGCCCCATCCGCCTGCTCGGGGCCGTGCAGGTGGCGCTCAACCCCTCCGGTTCGTCAAACCCGTTCTACGCCGACAACCAGATATTCTTCAACGCCATTTCCAACACCGGATGGTCGGGCGATCTGGAGATGGCGCTGTTCCCCGACGAGTTCTACGTGGCGTGCCTCGGGTGGAGAATCGACGACAACGGAGCGCTCGTCGAGGCGTCCGACGCCGTGGCCAAGGAGTTCGCCCTCGCATTCGAGGTGAGCGGGGACCAGAAGAACCGCCGCGTCGTCTTCTACAACTGCACGGCCACGCGCCCGGCCGATGAGAACAAGACCAAAGAGGAGACCATCACCCCCCAGACCCAGAAATCCACCATCACCGCCACGCCGGTCAAGTTCCCGAGCATCACCACCGCCCGCGCGGTGCTTCCCTACAGCGAAGAGAAGAAGGACGTGTGGGAAAAGTTCTACGAGTCCGTTTACGTCCCGGCCTTCGGCAACGCGGCTTAGCCGATGTACCGGGGAACCGTGTTCGGCCGAGAGATCGCGATGCAGGGAGGGCCTTACGCCCTGGCGGCCTACCGCCGGGAGTTCGGGGCCTCCCTCTTCCCCGATCTCGCCGAGGCCTGCAAAGAGAACCCTCCCGACCTGTCCGCCCTCCTGCAGGTTGCGTGGGCCATGGCCAAGACCGCCGAGGAGGGGACGTCGCCCTACGTCCAATGGCTGCGCGAGTTCGATTCGCGCGAGTTCAGCCTCGGGGATTCTCCCGCGGCGGCGGGGGTGATCTACTCGGCCGTTTCGGCTGAGCTGTTTCGTGGAGGAGCGGCCGGGCGATGCCGGAGAATCGCGGCCGGATTCCTGGGACGCCTGGCGAAGCGTGCTGGCGCTCTTGAGGATAGGGTTCTCGCTCGCTGACGTGCGGCGCATGTCCATGGCCGACGCCGTGGCCTACACCGACCTGGCGGCGGGCGCCCCGGGCGGCGCGGAATCGCCCGCGCGGCGCATGGCCACGCAGGCCGAGATAGACGCCTTCCTGGGGTGAGCCCGGGGCACCTTGAAAAACCGATAGCGATAGGAGGCGGCCGTGGCCGACGTCTACAAGGGCCTCACCATCCGCATCGGGGCGGACACCCACGAGCTGTCGCAGAAGCTCAGGGACGCCAAGAAGCAGATGTCGGGCCTTCCCACCGAGATCAGGAAGATCGAGAAGGCCCTCAAAATCGACCCGGGAAACACCGCGATGCTCGCGCAGCAGCAGGAGGCCTACAGGAAGGCCATTCGGGCCAGCGAGCAGCAGCTCGAATCCCTGCGGGCCGCGGAGCGGCAGGTGGGGCAATCGGGGATGTCCGACGAGCAGTGGAAGCGGCTGCAGGCAGACATCGCCATGTGCGAGCAGCGGCTCGACGGTTACCGCCAGGCGCTGGCCGACTCCATAGTGCAGCAGACCGCCATGGAGTCGGCGCTCGGCCGGGCGGGCGCGAAGCTGGAAGACTGGGGCGGCAAGCTGGAGGCCCAGGGCCGCCGCGTCGAGCGCATCGGCTCAGCTCTGACGCGCACGGTGACGCCGGCCATCGGGGCCGTGGCCGTGGCCAGCGTGGCGGCCGCGACCGAAATCGACGACAGCCTCACGTCGGTGCGCAAGACCGTGGACGGCACCGAGGCCGACTACGCGCGGCTGAAAGAGGCCGCCATATCGTTCTCGCGCACTAACGCGGTGAGCGCCAGCCAGATCCTCGACATCCAGGCACTGGGCGCGCAGCTCGGCTACGCCATCGACGAGCTGCAGCTTTTCGGCGAGGTGGTGAGCGGCCTCGACATCGCCACCAACATGAGCGCTGAGGACGCGGCCACGGAGCTCGCGCAGTTCGCCAACATCATGGGGATGGCCCATGACAAGACCAAGAACTACGGCTCCACCATCGTCGCGCTGGGCAACAGCTTCGCCACCACCGAGGCCGACATCTCCCACATGGCCATGCGCATCGCCGGCGCTGGCAAGTCCATCGGGCTGACCGAGGCGGACGTGCTGGGCCTGGCCACGGCGCTGTCGTCCATGGGCATCGAGGCGGAGGCCGGCGGCACCGCCATCTCCACCGTCATGTCGTCCATAGACAAGGCCGTGGCGCTCAACAGCGAGAGCGTGGCCGATTGGGCCGCCGCCGCGAACATGAGCGCGGCGGAGTTCTCGGCGGCGTGGAAGAGCAACGCCGTTGGCACCCTGTCGCAGGTGCTCGTGGGCATGGACGGGGCCACCCAGGCCGGCGGAAACCTGTCGGCCATGCTCGACGAGCTGGGCATCACCTCTATCCGCCAGACGGACACTCTGAAGCGCTTGGCGAACAACTCGGAGTTCCTCGGCCGCGCGGTGGGGACGGCGAACCAGGCGTGGCGCGAGAACACCGCGCTGGACGCCGAAGTGGCCAACCGGAACGAGTCCATATCCGCCAAATTCGAAATGCTCAAGAACCGCGTGATCGAGGTCGCCGCCCGGGTGGGCGGCCCCTTGGCCGCCGCGCTTTTGGACATAGTGGACTGCGCCGAGCCGCTCATCACCGCGATAGCCGAGGGAGCCCGCTCCTTCGAGGAGATGAGCAATGGCGAGCAGCAGGCGGTGCTCCGCGCCGTCGCGCTCTCGGCGGCGATGGGGCCGATGCTGACCGTGTTCGGCAAGGGCCTGCAGGCGGTGAAGCCGTTCGGCACCGCAATGGTGGAGCTCTCGAAGAGCCTCGCCGCCGCCAAAGTGGCCAACGCCGGGGCTGCCGCGTCGGCCTCGGCCGCCGGAACCGCCCACGCCGCGGCCGTTCCCGGCGTGAAGGCATTCAACGCGGCCATGAGGGCGAACCCCATCGGGCTGGCGGTCACGGCGCTCACCGTACTCGTGCCGCTCGTGATGTCGGCGGGCACCGCCTTCGCCGCGCTGGGGGAGCAGTCATCGGCGCTCACCGTCAAGTCGCAGGAACAGTCGGATCGCGTGGACGAGCTGAGGGCCCGCTACGACGAGCTATGCGAAACGCAGGGCGCGGGATCCGACGCCGCGCTCAAGGCCAAGGCCGCATACGAGGAAGAGGCCGCCGCGTTCGAGGAATCGCGGAAGAGCCTCAAGCAGCTGACCGATCAGTGCAACGACACCGCTTCCGCCCACGCGTCGATGGTCGAATCGCTGGATTCGGCCAAGGACGAGGCCGACAGCCAGGCGGGGGCCATCCTGTCGCTCGCGGATTCGGTCGCATCACTCATGGAGGCCGAGGGCGACGAGTCCCGTGCGAAGGGCCAGCTGCAGGCGCAGGTGGAAGCCCTGAACACCGCGCTCGGGTACGAGGCGGTCACCTACGACGAAGTGACCGGCGCGGTGAGCGCGACCGCCGAAGAGGTCAAGGCCCTGGCGAAAACGGAGGCCGACCGCGTGCGATCTACGGCCGCCGTCGATCGCTACAACAAGCTTCTGGAAGACTCCGTGTCCGTCGATGCCGACCTGGCGGAAGCCCAGGAGAACCTGGAGGCGGCCTCCAAGGGCTGGGGCATCTGGATAGGCGACTTCCCCGTGATCGCCGATGACGCATCGGTGGCCTACCACGATCTGGAGAAGGCGGCCGCCGAGCTGGAGGCCGCCCAGGCCGACAACAACGAGCGCACCGAAGAGGCCCTGGCGGTCATCGAGGAGAACGCGGCGCGCAACCAGGCGCTCGCCCAGGCCGTCGATGAAGTGAAGTCAGGGAACTTGGACGCGGCGGCGGCCGCCGAGCTGTACGGGCAGGCGCTGGAGGGAGGCCTCGACGAAACGGAAGTGGCCGTGCAGGCCGCGCAGGAGCTGTCGGAAGCCGAGGAGGAGCTGTCCAAGAAGGTACAGAAGATTGCGGATGATCTGGGCGAGTTCGCGGCGGCCCAGCCCCATTTCGCCTCCGCCATATCCGACGCCGGCTGGACGGTGGAGGAGCTGGCCGAACACCTGAACGCCACGGGGCAGGAGGCCTCCGACCTTACAAAGGCGTTCGAGGACTTATCCGGTAAGACGTGCAACGCCTTCGATGAGATCGAGCAAAAGCAGGACGTTTCACTGGACAAGATGCTCGAAACGCTCGAGCACAACCGCAAGGCCACCGCCAACTGGTCGGACAACCTGGCGGCGCTCTACGAATCGGCCGCATCCGAATCCGAGCGCCGATTCCTGGATTACCTGGGGGGCATGGGCCCGGAGTACGCGGGCGTGCTGGAGCAGCTGCGCAGCGACACGACGGGCATGCTCGCCAGGCTGGCCGCCGAATACGATGCCGGCGGCCAGGCGGCGGGGGACGCGCTCATCGTGCGGATGCAGCTCGCCCGCGACGGCGCGGCATCTGCGGCGCAAGGGGCCGCCGACGCCGTGGCCGTGGCCATGCAATCGATGGCCGAGGCGGCGGGCGAGAGCGCCGACGATGTGGCCGCGAAGCTGGCCGAGGCGGGCGTGTCGACCGAGCAGCTGGCCGAGCTCACCGACGAGCAGCTGGCTGAAGTCTGCAAGGACTATGACGGCACGGTCGGCAGCATCGCCGCGAAGCTGGACAAGATGGGGGTCGATTGCCGCACGAAGGCCGCCACCGCCGGCAGGAACGTCGCGAGCGGGCTTTCCTCCGGCCAGCCTTCCGTGAGCAGCGCCGCCGCTGCGCTCAAGGCGACGGCGGCCAATCAGATGGCAGCGCTCTCGGCCGCGGCGACGTTGAGCGGCGCTGCCGGCGGAGCGGCGTACGCGACCGCCGTCAAGTCGAAGGAGGGGGCCACCCGCACGAGCGCCAACGCCCTCTCTGCGGCCGCGAAGAGCGGGCTCACCCGCTACGAGTCCAGCCTGCCCCTCTGGGGCCAGCACGTGGGAGAGAACTTCGCCGGCGGCATCAGGAACCAGAGGTCCAAGAGCGCGGTCGAGAGCGCGCTGGACGGCCTGGCCAGCCTCGTCAAGAAGTTCCTCGGCCACACGGTGGCCGAGGCCGGGCCGCTGCACGAGGGCGGCGAGGGCGAAGTCAGATGGGGCCGGCACGCCGTGGAGAACTACATCGCCGGCATGCAGCAGGCCATTCCCGGCCTGCGCAAGGTGAGCGAGGAGGTGGCGGCCGTCCAGCAGTCGGCGCTCGGCGGGGCCGCCGGGATAGGCCCGCTGCCATCGGCCGCCACCATCCAATCGGAGTCGGTCCACCGCGTCATCAGCACGGTCACGGTGGAGCGCGACGCGGCTGCCGGGGCAGAACTTAAGGAACTGGTGGCCGAGGTGGCGTCGCTTCGGCGGGAGATACCGAGAATCGTTGCCGACAACGCCCAGAGGGTGGTGGAGCTGGACGGCCGCGTGGTGGGCAGGACGCTGAGGGAATCGGAGGCGATGCGATGAGGTGGCCGCTCAGATACGTGAACAGCCGGGGCGAATCGGTGGATTTCTCCGGCGAAGCAGGGCCCTACCATTACGGGAAGTCCGACTTGTTCGACTTCTCGCTGGAAACGAAGACGACCGGCGGCCGAATACGGGGGTTCTCTGCCGGGATGCGCGAGTACGAGCTCTTCGTTTTCATGGTGGGGGGCTCGCTCGCCGAGCGCGACAGGTTCATCGATATCGTCAGCTACGACACCCGGCTGGCCGCGCCCGGGACGCTTTACGCCGGATCGTCGCGGCTATCGTGCTATTTCCTGTCCGTGAAGCCCAGCAACTACGCGCTTTACGAGTCCAGGGCTGATTTCGAATGCGTTGTCGTGACGGACCGCCCCGTGTGGGTGAGGTCCGTCACCCAGTCGCTCGCAGTGAAGAAGTCCGATGACGAGGACGGGCTCGGATACCCCCACGGCTACCCCCACGGCTATGGGTTCGATTCGGGCAGCTCCGATGTGGTGGTGAACCCGTTCCAGCTCCCCGCGAAGGCCGACATCGCATTCGGCGGGCCGTGCTCAAGCCCGTACATCAACATCGCCGGCAACCGCTACCAGGTGAACGAGCGGATAGACAGGGGGCAGCTCATCATCGTCCGCGGCTTCGGTGACGCGCCGAGCATCGTGATGCGCAGCCGGGACGGCACCGAGCGCTCGATCCTTGCAAAAGGGGTTCGCAAGAGGAAGGAGAACGCCCACGTGTTCGCCGAGGTTCCGGTGGGGAGGTGCCCCGCCAATTGGGGCGCGTACCCGGTTGAGGTAACGCTATACGAAGAAAGGTACACCCCGTCATGGCAGGGATTATAGCGGCCGACCAGTACCTGCGGGAAGTAAGGTTTCTCCCCCGGTGCGAGGGGGAGTTCTCGATTGGCATCGAAAACGACTACCGACTAAAGGTTCCTTCGGGCCTCGGCATCGAGAAGCGATGGTTCGTGATGATGGAGGACACCGAGTACGGCGGCGTGGTGGACGGCATCACGGTGGACACCGCGGCCGCCGACATAACGATCGCCGGGCGGACGTGGCACGGCATACTGGAGTACTCGCCGATCCTGCCGGATGGCGGGGCCGATTACCTCTCCGTGTCCGGCGACTGCAACGCCGTCATGGCCCAGCTCGTCGATCGGTGGGGGCTGGGGAACGTTTTCGCGGTTCCCGCCGAGGCGAGCGGGTTCTCCGTCGCCGGCTACCGATTCAGCCGCCTGTCCAACGAGATGGGCGGGTACACGGCCCTGCGCAAGATGCTGCGGTCGGTCGGGGCGAAGCTGCGCATCTCCTACGATGCGTCGGTGCGCAGGGCGGTGCTGTCAGCAGTTCCGCGCGGGGATTACTCGGAGGACGGAGTGGACGGCGATCGCGTCAGGCTGGTCATATCCGATTTCACGCCGGTGAACCACCTGCACTGCATGGGAACGGGGGAGGGGGCGAGCCGGCTCCGCGTCGATCTGTACGCCGATTCCAAAGGGCGAGTGTCCCGCACCCAGACCATCTTCGGAATCGCGCACAAGTGCGAAGTCTACGACAATCCGGCATCGGATATGGAGTCGCTCATAGAAGACGGCACGAAGCGGCTGGAGGACTACCAGCCGGCCATGGCCTCGTGTTCCATGCCGGAAATCTACGAGGAGTACGACATCGATGACATCGTGGGCGGGTCGGATATCGAAAACGGGCTGGAAGTCGTCACCTCGGTGGCCCAGAAAATCGCAACTGTTGATTCGTTCGGCGTCGCAAACGTCGACATTAAGACTGAACTGGAGGTATGACATTGGATTTCGAGGGAGGGTACACCCGCTACGCGTGCGGGCGCGAGGCGAAGGCCCATGCCGATGGCGTGAAGCCCATCGCGTTCATGCGGCCGGAGGACAAGCGGGTGAAGGGCTGGAAGGTGGTCACCTACACCGACGGCAACGGCGTCAAGGTGAGCATCGGGCTTTGCCCCTCATGCGCAAAGGAATACGACGAGATTGCCCGCGTGCAAGGGCGCGAAATCGCCGAATGGGCAGCGAAGGGGCTGATTTAGTTGAGTGATGAGCTTCATTTGGTCACGGCCAAGATGCTGGACTCTGACGGGAAGGCGAAGAACCATGTATCTTCCGCCAACGCTGCCCACCAGAGCGCCGGCATGGTCGGAGGCTCCACCTATCTACTTCCAGTGCGCAATCGCATGGAATGCATGATGGTGGACAGCAATACCCTGCGAATCACATCGGGCGACGCCATGACCTGCGGCCGCCATTGGGAAATCAAGGGCGATTACGTCGATGTGACCATAGAGAACGGAACCCCTGGGGCGAAGCGAATAGATTTAGTTGCGGCCAGGATAACCGCGTATCCGCAGGAATCCATCGAGGTCGTAGTGATGAAGGGCAACGAATCAGCGTCTAACCCGGTCGTTCCCGGCCATATCGAGGGCGACTTGAATGATGGCGATGCTGTGACGGAGGTGCCCATCTGCTATGTGCTGATAGACGGCATCAACCCCCAGACTCCCGTCAATCTGATTCGAAACCACCTGCTGATGCCGTTAAGCGAGCTCAAGACTTATGTTGACAACGAATTGGATAGCGTCCGGGATTCCTTATCCCAAACGAAGGCCTACACCTTTTCCGAGTTCAAGGCGATGGGCCTGAACACGCCTGGCAGCTCGTCATACGGCCGGGTGCTGGACTGCTCCATCTACGACCGAGCGCGCTACGACGGCTATTTCACCGCTTTCGACTCCCAGGGCAACACCTGGGCCGGATTCCTGCGCGCAGGGGCCGCTTCCGTGACCTGGACGCTGACGGCCAGGGCGCCCGGCGCGGAGTGGGCGCCCCGGTTCTGGTGGTGGGAGAACTTCCCGTGGAACAAGCCGGCGGCCATGCACAAGTGGGGGCGCTTCCTGCGACTCGACATCGACCCGTCCGACACGGCCGCCGACGCCTACCTCATCGCCATCAGCACCAACGGGATGTGGTGGGGCTACCGCACCAACGGCGCTGACGACATCACCTGGACTAAGGCCTAGGCCTTTCGGAACGCCACGTAAACCAGCGCCCACACGCTGGCTATGGCCGCGCCGCTGTACAGCGACACCCACACCTGGCCGGTGGCGGGGTCGAGACGGAAGCCGTTGATTTTGCAGCTGTCGTGGGACAGCGAAAGCCCCAGGACGCCCGCCATCTTGTACCCCGCGGGCACCTCCACGACGGCCGCGAAATCCGTGTTCCTCCCTGCGGCTATTGCCTTGCGCTCAGTCTCCGTGCCGCGTGAGATGATTGTCTGGGATAAGGAATGCCCTAGGAACCGGTGCGGCCGTACAGCAGCGTGATGGTGATGGTCGCGGTCAAGTCGCCCGATGTCCAGTTGTGGAATCCGATCGAGCTTGACGAAAATCCGAATATGTTCAACCTCGAGCTGGAGTTGTGGCCAACGCCCGTAACCCCCAGGAACGTGTACCCGGCAACGGCGGGCGGGCTGATGGCCACGTTTCCGTAGCTGCTCGCCTTTACCGTCAGGCCCCGGCTCACGGTTCGCGTGACGAAGGGCGGCTTGTTCACAACAGCGCCATTGCCGTACGAAGCGGAGCCGGCACCGCTTGCCTCGGAGTAGAGCACCAACCTGCTCACGCCGTTCGAGTCCTGGTGCATGCTCCAGTAAATCGGCTTAGCCTGGCCGTTGATTGGCTTTAGAAGGTTTCGCTTTTCAGCCTGGGATAAGGAATCACTCCTGGCCCTCTGTCCAAAGGGCTTTCCCGTCTTTTGTCAGGTTGACGCGCCGCCATCCGCCGTCTGAACTCATTATCCTTATGGCGATGTAGCCCGACAAATCAGACCAGACAGCAACCGTCTCGCCGGGCACGGATTGGACAGTGCGGGATAAGGAATGCCTATGCCGCCCTCGCCATGGGGGCGGGCACGCCTGTGAACCGCAGGTCGATGCCGGCGTACATGTCCTCGCAGGTTTTGCCCATCACGGCGCGGGCCACCTTGCGCTGCGCCCGCCTTGCCTGGGCCGCTGTCAGCGCGTAGTAGTAGCGGTAGGTCGTCTGTATGTCGGAGTGCCCCATCATCGCGGCGCAATCCTGTATGGCCACGCCGGCCTGGGCGGCCAGGGTGCCCCACGTGTGCCGCAGGTTCTTCATCGTGACCTTCGGCAGCTTGCGGCGCTGCGCCCACGTCTTGATGCGGTAGGCCACCTGCGAGGGCGAGAGGCACCCGATGATGCGCCCCTTGGGCCGCCCCAGCGCCACCCATATCTGATGGAGCCTGTCGAGCGCCCACGGCGGCAGGAACCCCGTCCGCTCGCCCTTGGCGGTTTTGGTTGGGTAGTCGCGCAGCCCCTCGGACGTTTCCTGCAGCGAGCCGTCCAGGGGCACGGCCCCTGTCCGCCAGTTGATGTCGGGCCACGACAGGTGGTAGCTCTCACCGGGCCGGCACCCCAGTGCCGCTTGCAGGACAGCCGTGGCCTCGCACTCGCAGCCGACCATGCCGCGAATCCACCGCTTCAGGCGGCGCTGGGAGAGCGTCTCGGGGCGGTAGGCCCGCTTGCGCGGCAGCTCGATGCCCCGCGTGGGGTCGGCCATGTAGATGCCCCACTTGTCCATCGCCCAGCGGACGATCTGCCGAAGGCACTTGTAGGCCTTCTCGGTGCCCCCTGGCCCGGCGGGGGTGCCGCCCAGCTCGTCCACCCATTCCTGCACGTCGTCCCGCGTCACCTCGCCCAGGGGCTTTCCGCCCCAGCGGGGCAGCACGTGGCAGCGGATTGAGCTCTCGTAGCCGTCCACGGTGTTGGCGCGCCGGCGGCGGCGCTTCTCGGGCAGGTAGTGCTCCAGGGCGATGCGCCCCACGGTCATGGCCATGGCCTCTTCTGCGTTCATGTCGGTTCTCCGTTCTCGAAAGGATTTCAACAGTGATCGAATCTTTCCAGTCCGCGCTCCCGAGCATCATCGCGACCACGTGCATCGGCGTCATGGGATGGGTGGCGGGGTGGGTGCGCGGGCAGCGCGACAAGGCCAAGCGCCTGGCGGACGAGCACACCGACCTGATGGGACTGCCATCGGCCATAGGGGAGATGGATCGGCGGCTCAACGCCCGCTTCGACGAGCTGGACGACCGCATCGACAAGCTGGAGACGGAAATGGCCGACGAGCGCAGCCTGACTGTGGCGAAGCTTAAAAACAAAATCGTGGCCATCGAGAAGACGGCGACGGAGCGCGGCTACATAACGCCGAAGGAGCTGGAGAGCGCCAACGATCTGGCGGACCACTACTTCGCGCGCGGAGGGAACCACTACATCCACGCCGTGATGCTGAACCTCAACGAGCGCCTGCCCATCAAGGGCGAGCCCATAGATTAGAGAAAGGAAGAAAAAAATGGAGAAGAACGTCATCCGAAAGGTCACCGAGGGCTTCACGGCCTGGTGCGCCGAGGACAGCACCGCTGCGCGGTTCGAGCGCACGCTGGCCCAGGGCGTCATCGCCGTGGTCGTAGCGGGCCTGACGACGGGGGAGTGGGGCGCTGCGTTCGGCGTTGCGCTCGTGATGGCCGTGCTCTCGCCCATCCAGGCGGAGATGGGCAGGGCCGATGAGTAGCGCCGCCGCGCGCGTGGTCGAGTTGGCGCGCGGCGAGGTGGGCGTCAAGGAGAGCCCCGCCGGCTCGAACCGCGTGAAGTACTGGGACTATTACCGCGAACATGCCGGGGTGAACTATCAGGGGCAGCCCTGGTGCGCCGCCTTCACGGCCTGGGTGCTGTGCCGTGCGGGCGTGTGGGCAATGGCGAAAGACGAGGGGCGCTTTCGCTACTGCCCCTCAATTGTGGCGTGGGCGAAGGCCCAAGGCGCATGGAAGGGCCGAAGTGCGGCACCGCAACCGGGATGGCTGGTGCTGTTCGCCAACAAGGGCACGGCGTGCCATGTGGGCATTGTGGAAGCTTGTTCCGGCGGGAAGCTCACCACCATAGAGGGCAACACCTCCGTGACGTCCAACGACAACGGCGGGGCCGTTATGCGCCGCAATCGCACGCTGGGCACCGAAGGCTCAAGCTGGTACGTGCTGGGGTACGCCGCCGTGGCGGGCGGCTCTTCCAGCGGCTCTAAGCCCGCGCAGGGCACCGTGGACGAGGTGGCCGCCGAGGTTGTCGCGGGCAAGTGGGGCGTCGGGACGGAGCGCGAAGAGCGCCTAAAGGCCGCCGGCTACGATGCGGCCGAGGTGCAGGCGGAGGTCAACCGGCTCATGGGCCAGGGCGCCCAGGCGTCCCCGCCGGTGACGCCGGCCGCAAAGTACGCCTGCCGCGCCTACAGGCTCACCGCCGACCGACTCCGCGTGCGCACGGGGCCGGGCACCGGCTATAGGGCCAAGGCGCGCAGCGAGCTCACGGCCAACGGGCGCGCCAACGCCTACGACGACGGCACGCTGAAGCGCGGCACGCCCGTGGACGTGTCCGAGGTGCGGCAGGCGGGCACGGACTGGTGGGGGCTCATCCCCAGCGGGTGGATAGCTCTCGAATACCGCGGAAAGGCGTACGTGCAGTAATTCCGGAACATCGGCAGCCCCCTCCTTCGGGAGGGGGCTTTTTTGCGTCCGGCTCCGCCCCGCCGGCGCACCGGGCCGTCAAAAACCTTCTCTTATTCTTCTCTTAATATCATCAAAATTCAGCAGAATTGCGCCCACTCGTACCCAATATATAGTTGTTCGCAGGTGAGAATATGGTGGCAGCAAAAAGCCCTTTCACCTGGGAAAACAGAGGAAAGGGCCAATTGTGCCAGTGGTGGAGGCGCGGAGAATCGAAGGTGGGGCAGGTGCTGCGCTGAACTGGGGCAACGCGAATCCCATAATCAGTCCGTCAACCCTATTGCGTGGCGCGGATTTTTGCAGTACCGAAATCGGCCCACGAACCCTACTCCATGATCATGCCGCCTATGGCGCGGCGGAGGTCGTCCACGTTGGGCCTGACGTATCGACGGTAGGTGGTGTTTATGTCGGAGTGCCCCAACAGCTTGGACAGATCCTCCACGTTCCCGCCGGCGTGCAGGTAGCTGGTGGCGAAGGAGTGCCTCATGTTCTCGAGAGTCACCGGCGGCACGTCATGGCCGTTCTCGGCGCACCATTTCAGGAATCGCCCCCACTTCTTCTGGGCGGTGGAGGGCGAAATCCTGCCGCCGTAGGCCCCCAGGATGAACGGGCCGTCGGCCATGCCCTCGAGCAGCCGCCCGAACCTCGGAACCGTGTGGGGCGGCATGGGAAGTACCCTGTCCGAGTTCTCGGTCTTGGTTTTCTTCAGCTGGTTGCCCCCGTGCTGCTTGCTGGCGGCAACGAAGGCGTGGTTCACCCTCACGGCTTCGGTTGCCATGCTTATGGACGCCGTGTCGAGTGCGTAGCGCTCCTCCGGGCGCATCCCCATGTACAGCCCCGTGATGGCCAGCTTCTCCACGGTGGCGCACCCGTAGGCGTCCACGGCGGTCATGAGCGGCCGCATGTCCTCGAACCGGGTTATCACGACGCCGTTGTCCCGCTTCTTGCCCTTGGGCGGCATCTTGTACCGCGCAGTGGCCGGGTTGGAGTCTATGAGCCCGTCTCCCTCGGCCTCGTTGAGTATGGTCTTGAGAACCGACACGCATTTCCTGGCAACGTCGCAGGTGGGGCACTTGTCCACCAGCCGCTGTATCCTGGGGCGGTCGATGTCGCGGATGTCCGTCGTCTCGAACTCCGGCAGCAGCCGCTTGTCCAGCTCGCGCCGGTAGGTGTCCCTGCTGGTGGGGGACAGCTCGGCGGTGGAGGGCCACCACCAGTGATCGACGTACTGCCCGAAAGAGCAGCGGCCGGACCTGTTGCGCTTCGCTGCCCGCAGCGCCCTGAACTCCGCCTGCTTGGACCGCGCCTCCCGCATCGTGTAGCAGACGCACGACGCCTGGTCGCGCTTGCCCTCGATCGTGAAGCCTATGTACTCGCGCACGTCGTAGACGGTGGTGCCGTCCTTGCGCTTCCTCTCGTATATCGGCATGGGGTATAATCACCTCGCAGCCCATTCGGTTGCCTGCAGGGCCCCGCTTCCGTCGCCAAACAGTCGGCGGGGCCCTCTTCTTTCCTATTGCTCTTCATCTACCATGTGCATTTCCTCCAGCACCAGTTTCAGCACCTGGGGATCGACTTTCCCTGTATAGAACTTCGTCAGTTCGATAAGCGATCGGACCAGGCCGCTTATTTCCGCAACCGGAAGCACGAGCACCAGCTGCCTGATCATGTCATCGAATCGCGCGCCCTTCACTTCCGCGCAGTAAATGCGCTCGTCGTGGGCGCACATGTTGCGGAACTCGACCAGGACCGTAAAGGCTCTGAGGAGCGTGTGCGGGGCGATTCTCTTCGAGCCGGAAATCTCTGCGACGATCTTGCACGCGCCGTTCTGCACGCCGCGCTTCTGCAGCTGGTAGAAGTGCTCCATGTTGCCGAATGTCAAGTCGTTCTGAAGCACCCAGAGGGGCACTGCCCCGTAGTTGTCCATGTAGTGCTTCACGAAGGGTCTGCTGCGATTGCTGACGGACAGCTTGCCGTTCAGTATCTTCATCAGCTTTGCCATGTTCTTGCCGTGTTCTTCGGCCCGGTTCCCTGAGAAGGCTTTTGGGAAAAGCATGTCCTGGGCGGTCGCGTAATTGGATCTCTCCAAGTACGCGGACGTCGCAGGGTTGCGCTCGCAGAACGAGTACACCACTGCGTTTTTCATTATCGATTCGGCTTTGGCGAGGAACGGGAAGAGGAGCGCCCTCATGTCCCTGTCGAAAAGGAACAAGTCGTAAAGGTTGTTGAAGGTCGTTCCGGGAAGGAACACGTCATCGTGGCTGGACTGCATCGCCTTCTTGTCCAGAAACGGCCCTTTGTAGCCGTTGACGATAGCGTAATAGCTCTCCCGCTTCAATATGCCGATGGTGTCATCGTCGGTCTCTATGCCCCTGGATTCCATCAGCTCAACAAGCTGCTGATGCGTTTTGAACTCCTTGGCCATTTTCCCTCCATAAATCAAAAGGCCGCTGCCCGAGGGCAGCGACCTTCCTTTGTCGCCGCCTCACGTAGAGTCCACGGCAACTGCATCACTGCCGATATCCTAAAGCCTAATTCCAATTTAGGCAATCGCAAAATGTCAAAAGCTCCCAACATCCTCACAAAAGGTTGCGTTTTGGGGCGTTGTGAGACGTTTTCTGTATTCCTCCTGCAGCTTGTCATCGAGGGCGTTGCACTCATGGGCCGACATGACGTACTCGCCGCAATTGGGGCATTCGTTTCGGGTTATGCCCTCGATAAGGAAGAGCTCGCCCTTGAGCTCTTCCTCCAGCGGGGTCGAAACCTCAACCAGGTCATGCCCGCATTCTGGACAAAACATCATCTACTCCAGCTCCTTTAAGGCCAAAATCACTTACTTCCGGCTATCTTTTCCAATGCAACTACAGCCCTTTTCGCGAAGCTGTCCGTGTATAGGCTTCTGAATGAGTAGGAATCCAAAATGCATGTTTCGGTTTTCTTGCTGCCGCCTGGTTTGGTGGAGAACGCTACGATTGCCTTGGATTCCGAGTGTTCCATATGTTGTGCAAAGTCCCGCGATGATGCGATATATGTCTTTCTTGAATCGCCGGGCACGAGCATGGGTATCCCCTTTGCAATGAACCCGCTTTCCAGGATTCGGTTAACATTAGAGTTGCTGTCCATGTAGAAGCCGTCCTCTATTTCGAGCGAAATATCGTAAGCCGTTCCGCCCCCGACGTTTTTCACGTTCAGGTATACCACGCTTACATCGGTGTCCGACGTTAGGTAGGCCACAACTTTGGGGATAGCCCCTGCGCGGTAAGTTCGCCAAGCGACCCATGCGGCGGCCCTGGCAGCCAGTGCGGAGGCTAGCATGATGAATGTTTGCACGGCCCCAAGCATTTCGGCGCCCGTTGAGGACTGCGATTGCAGGAAGACGACAGGCGCGCTATTGCCGCTAATCATCATGAAATCCCGGAAACGATCCGATATTAAGCTTATCTTCTGCGGCCATCATCTACTCCATTTCCTTTGCAGCCTGGAACCAAACTACCGTTCCCACTAGCTCCACGGTGCGCTCGTCGGCGGCGGTGATCACTATGTCGGCGTGCTCCATAAACGTCTACGGCTATTATCCTTGACGGTAGCGATTCCATTTCTGTCTTCGTCTCAGTCAATTGTTATTCAAATCTTTTGAAGCACTCTAGGACTTTGCCCTTGAACTCCACCGTTCGGTCTTCATCGCGGGTTACAACAATATCCTTGTGTTCTAGGTTCCAACTGCAGGGCTTCAACCGTAGTTCCCTGGCCGTCTGCTCAAGCTTTCGAACCACGTAGTCGGTTCCATCGATGACTGCGACCACAACGTCTCCGTTGCCAAATGGGCTGTTCGGAGAAACCACAAGGCTTGTGGTGCCTTCGCCAAATACCCGATTCATGCAGTCGCCCTCGTAGTCGAGCACATGCACCTCCGGATCGCGCTCGAAATAGGAGGCAAGGATCTCGGCTTCTCTCTCTTCCTCATCAAACACGTCGGGATTTCCGGCGGGGCCGGCGTGTACGCGGCCAAGTACGGGAGCCATCACCGTTGGGGCTGCAACGGCGCGGCGCAATCCTGGAATAGGAGAGGCCGCTACATTATCGAGATCCAGAAGCCATTCTGCGGAGCATCCGAATGTCTCGCAGATTTTCGCTATCAAGTCAGATTTTAGGCCCTGTTTGCCGTTCTCGTAATTCGCATAGTTTTGCTGGCTGAGACCTATGCGTTCAGCGAACTCTTTCTGGGAGAGATCACCGCGCAGTTCAAACAAGCGATTCTTGTACTTCATTCCATTCTCCTAACCGTTGCTTGTAACAATACAAGAAAATCTTGAACTTTTGCAAGATATGGCCTTGAAATTACAACTATCACTTGTTAGCATTCATTTATCACAAGAAATTCTTGTAAGGAGCTGAACAATGAACCGTGTGTGCGCAGAGCGTAAAAACTTAGGTCTAACGCAGGCTGACCTTGCCGGACTGATAGGTGTTGACCAATCCACCATCGTTCGTTGGGAGTCTGGTGGAAGTATTCCACAAGAAAAAATGGTAAAGATGCGCGGCCTATTTAATTGCGACATCGACTGGCTCATTGGGGTTTCTGACGTGCGCAAGACTATTGCCTGATGGTGTCGGTACCCGAAGGGAGTTGCAGCAATGATTGATGGCGGTTTGACAAAAACAGCTCTCTTGGCAGCGGCAATCGCAGCCGCTGCATGCGCTGTCCTGCTATTGCCGTTCGGAATCATGAAAGCCCTCGGGGTTCCTTCCGTCGGCCCGGTGATGCTGCCTTCCCCGGCTGCATTCGCAGCCATCGAGATGACGTGCGCCGGGGTGTCGTTGGCGTCGGCGATGGCGCTGTTGGCTATGGAGGAGCATCGATGAAGGAGTGGCTTCAGAAAGATGGAAGCTGCGGCCTCGGCCGCATCACTGGGTTCGGCCTCGCTGTCGCCAGCATCACCTGCGACCCTGGCATCTTCGTTTTGGCCGTCGCCTCCGATGTGCTGACGGCCATCGTTCTGAAAGCCCTGGGATAAGGAGGTGAGCCGATGACGGCTCTCGATGTAGCGGAAAGGGGATGGAATAGGTGAGCAAGACCGATGCCGCGGCACTCGTCTTGTGGCTGACGGGGTTCGCCGTCGGCGGCTATATCACCTGGACGACGCTGGAGAGGCTGCTCGCATGAAGCGCCGCCCACAGAATCCCCAGGCACGCGGCCCCTGCAAGCAGCCCGCGCAGCGCTGCCACGGCCACGCGGAGCGCGACGGGTACGGCCTTCGCGGCAAGCCTCGGCAGGGACGACTCGCGCTTGCCCTTGGGCGTCACATGGGCGAAGTAGGGGATGTCGTCGGCGAACAGCAGGCCGTCAATCAGGTTCTCGTCGCGCATCGCGCCGTAGAGGAAGCGCAGATCGGCCACCGCCTCGTCATCGAGCTCCTCGCACCGGGTGGGCATCGCGTCGATCCCGTTCTTGCGCAGCCACCGAAGCTCGCGCACCTGCTCGAATGTGGCCATGGGCCCTCCTTCTCGTCTCGCAGGGATTGTACCACCCGCCCCCACGACCGCCACAGGCGATCGTGACCAGGGGCTCGCCGCATCGCCATTTCGCTGCGGCACCAGAACTTTGAGAACCGAATACAGCGCAACGAAGTTAGGAGCCATTATGGCCAAGATTAACGAAAGTCTGACCGTGGCGGTTTCTGCCGACACGGAACGATTCGAGGCCTCGATGGCCTCTGCCAGAAAGTCCGTCCGCAAGCTCAACAAAGAGCTTGCCAGGACGATCCGGCTCATAGAGCGGATTAACTGTACGACTCTCCGCATTTAGGGCAGGGGCCGGACAGGGCTTCTCCCAGGGTCATGGTTTCCGCATGGCCGCACGAGTCGCACACGACATCCACGACGTCGCCCTCCGAAAGCTCTACCTCGGAGGGTACGGACGATTCTAGCTCGTCGAAGATCGAGTCGGTTTCCTTGGCGAGTTCGTCCGGATTGACGAGTTTGCCCATTTCTCTCACCTCGATTCCCGTTGCGCTGCGTTCGGTTCTCAAGAGCCTAGCACGGCACCAGAACTTTGAGAACCGAATACGCGCGAATGCGGCCGCCGGAAAGGAGGCCGCATGGAAGGGCCACGTAGCGAGATCAAGAAATCATTCCCAAGGGTGCTTGCTTCGCTGGAGGAGGCATCCGAGATTCTCGTGGAGGAGATGCATAAAGAGGGTTGCGACGCCCCTGCCAAATGCGACTTGGCAAGGGCGTTGGCAGCTGTGGCCGAAGCCTGGTTGAGCTTCTAGGAAATCATGGCCGTCTTCGAGGCTCCGCGGCGCTCATAGTCGGCGTCGTGCAGCTTTTCGAAGCACTCTGCGGCGAACTTGGCGGCTTCCTCGGGGGAAGTCGCCACTCCGCCGGCGAGGGCACCTGCCGCAAGGACCGCCATAGTCGTAATCGTTTCATCGTGGGTCATGATCATCACCTCCTTTCCGAGGTGATTCTACCAGGCAGCCGCATTCGCGCGCATTCGGACGAGGGCCGGGAATCCCCGGCCGGGAACTGGAACGGACGGAGGACGTTATGGCGGCTGCGGAGACAGCATCCATGGAGCTGCTCATCGAGCGGGTGGCGGTGGCCCTTGAGGGGATGACCGCCCCCCGGGCCGAGGAGCCGCCCCTGTACATGACCCTGCCCGAGGTCACCCGATACACGGGCCTGTCCCGGGAGGTGATCGAGAAGTGGGCGATGGACAGGCGCAACCCGCCCCCAGGGTTCCGCTCGGGGAGGGCCTGGAAGTTCTACCGCCCGGAGCTGGACGAGTGGCTCAGGAGCCACCACGGCCAGACGGTGTGAGCGGCCATGGGGCCCGGGAGGGCGCGGCGGACGGGATTAGCAATCGGCAATGCATCGGCAACATTGTACGGACCGCCGCGTCCCTCCGGGCCCCCTGGCCCGCATCGCGCCCACCCGAAAGGCCGGGGAAGGGGACTCTCCCGCCCCTCGGGGCGCCCTTCCCCCGACCCCTGTCACCGCCCCGGGCGGCGGCCGGCGTCGATTGGCGACGCGTCGCCCCCGCCGCCCGGGGGGGGCCGCCCGACCCTGCGGTCGAGGAGGCCGAGGACCACTTCGTCCCGCCGGAC